GACCCGACGGCCGTGGACACGAGCGCCGCGGCGTCCGCGCCCACAGCCGGCGGCCTCCTGAGCGGCTCTTCGAGCGATCCCAACGCCAAAGTCCTCGAGCGTGACCCGCCCGAGCCCGACGAGAAGCGCAGACAGCTCGTCGAGAAGCTCACCAGGCAGATCAAGCAGTCGCGGACCTTCTGGAGGCCGAAGTTCGAGCGCATGGTCAGGGACCAGAAGTTCTGCGCCGGCCGCCAATGGCCGGAAGAGACCAAATCCGCCGCGTTCAACGACGCGTTCGACGACCGCTACGTCGCCAACATCACCCTGCGCCACGTCAAGCAGCGGGTCGCGGCTGTCTACGCCAAGAATCCCAAGGCGGTGGCCAAACCGCGCCCGAGAATCTTCTCGACGGTGTGGGACGGGACGATGGCGTCGCTCAATCAGGCGCAGCAGACCCTTCAACAGGCCCAGGCTGCTCAGGACGCGCGCGTCAAGCTCGGAATCGGGGTCGGACTCGGGCTCGCGGCGGCGCAGTCGGGCATTCCTCTTCAAACGCTGACGGGTCAGCCCGAATATAAGTGGCAAGACCCGCCCGTTGGGTTGCCCCCGGGAGCGCCAGGGGCCGCCCAGGGCGGGCCTTCGCCGCCGCCGCCGCCGCCCGGTCCTGGGGGGCCGCCGAGTCCGGGAAACGGCCCTGGCGGGCTCTTAGGGATGCTCCAGCCCCAGCCGGGACAGCCTTCTGCGTTTCCGCCGTCGCCGGGGCCGCCTCCCGACGAGGTCGCCAACGCCCAGGCGGTGCTCGCTGACGCCAAAAACGTCAAGGCTCAGGTCGATCAGCTCAACCGCATCGCGCGGACCCTGGAAATCCTCTACGCCTACGAGATTTCCCAGCAGCAGCAGTCGTTCAAGAGCCGGATGAAGCTCACGGTGCGTCGCGCCGCGACTTCTGGCGTCGGGTGGATACGTGTGGGCTTCCAACGCGTCATGGGGCGTTCGCCGGACCTCGATTCCCGCCTCGCCGACGCTGAGCAGCAGCTTTCCCTCGTCGAACAGGTCTCGGCGGACATCGCCGACAACGAAATCACCGTGGATTCGCCGGAAGCCGAGCAGATGCGCCTCACGATCGCATCTCTCGCCGCCCAGACCGACATTGTCGTGCGCGAAGGGCTCATGTTCTCGTGGCCCAAGTCCACGGCGATCATCGTCGACAAGAACTGCACCAATCTGCGTGATTTTCTCGGGTGCAAGTGGGTCGCCGAGGAATATTGCCTCACCGAGGACGAAATCGAGCAGACCTACAAGGTCGACGTCGGCAAGAAGTACACGGCTTACAATCTTAGCGATTCTGCGAGGGATTGGGGCGCCGACACGTCGAACGCGGCGGAAATCTGGTCGCGTTCGCCGGGCAATCTCAATGCGACGACCGAGGACGCGTCGCGCGCCCTCGTTTGGGAGATGTACAATAAGGAAGACGGGCTCGTTTACGTGATCTGTGACGGCTATCCCGACTTTCTGCGCGAGCCGGCCGAGCCCGAGTTCTACACCGAGCGTTTCTGGCCCTGGTTCCTTGTCGCGTTCAACGAAACCGAGGGCGAGGTCTTTTCCTTGTCCGACGTCTCGCTCATCCGCTCGATGCAGCTTGAACTCAATCGCTCGCGTCAGGGCTTGCGCGAGCACCGCTTCGCCAATCGCCCCAAGATCGCCTACGCCCAGGGGGTGCTCGACGATGAAGACATCGACGCGCTCAAGAACCCGCCGGTGAACGCCCTGATTTCGATCAGCGCTCTTCAGCAGGGGCAGAAAATCGACGACGTCCTTCAGGCGATCAAAGGCGTGCCGATCGACCCCAACCTCTATGAGACCAACGAGGTCTTTCAAGACTTGTTGCGCGTCGTCGGCGATCAGCAAGCCGATCTTGGCCCCACGTCCGGCGCGACCGCGACGGAATCGAACATCGCCGCCCAGGCGCGCGCGACGAGCACCGGCAGCGAGATTGACGACATCGACGACGTGCTTTCCAGTATGGCGCAAGCAGCGGGGCAGATACTTCTTTTGAACGTGTCCGTGGACACGGTGAAGGAGATCGTCGGTCCCGGCGCGGTGTGGCCGACGCTCACCAAGGGCGACGTCGCCAAGAACGTGATCCTCGACATCGAGGCGGGCTCGTCGGGCCGCCCGAATCAGGCGCAGGAACTCCAGAACTTCGAGCGCCTCGCGCCCATCCTCATGCAGATTCCCGGCATCACGCCCATGTTTCTCGCGCAGCAGGCGCTCACGCGTCTGGATGATTCGATCGACTTGGACGGCGCTATCGCCGACGGCCAGCCGTCGGTCCTCGCGCAAAACGGCGTCCAGCCCGGCGCGTCTACGGGGCTTGGCCCCGGCGCGGGGAATCCCGCCGCCCAAGGCCCCCGGGGTCAGTCTAACGCTCCGGGAGCGCCGTCTCCCCAGTCGAGCGCGCCCACGCCCATGAACGCCGCTCCGCCGGGGCCGCCCTCGCAGGGCCGGATGAACTGACCGCTTGCGGCTTTGCCGAATCTGGCCCTATAAGTCGTGTTCGTCGGCTCAACCAAGCCGACGAAGCGACAAACGATGGCGAACCAAGACGAATCGACGGCGACAGTCAGCTCGGGCCAAGGGCCTGCGCCGGCTCCTTCCGCGCCCTCGACTTCAACGCCGTCGACGTCAACCCCGTCGACCGCGCCGGCGGAGGGCTCTCATGGAGAGTCGGGCCGGTCGACAGCGACACAAGGGAAATCCTCGAAGCCGTCCTTGATGGACGCGGTGCTCAAGGTGGTCCCCCTCACGACCGAGCCCGACGTCCTCGAAGCGCGAAAAGAGGAAGGCGGCGCTCCCTCGCCGCAAGCGCCAGACAGCGGAGAACAGGCGGCAAGGACTCCGAATGAGTCCGACGACGACGCTGCGATCGACGACGAGCCTCCGGCGGACGCAACGCCGCTGGTTCGCAAGAAGATCAACAAACTGCTTCGCCAAAGGCGAGAGCTGCGCGATCAGGTCGTGCGGCTGGAGCCGGACGCGAATATCGGCGGTCAACTCTCGAACTTCGCGCGCGAGAACGATCTCTCTCCTGACGACATCACGAGGGCGGTCTCGCTCGCGGCGTCGATTCGCCGTGGGGATTGGCATGGGTTCTATAACCAGGTCGCTCCCTACGTGCGCAAGGCGCAGGAATATCTCGGGCTCGTGTTGCCCGAAGACCTTGGACAGCGTGTCCAGCAAGGACACATGTCCGAGGTCGCCGCGCGAGAGTTCGCCAGGACGCGCTTCGATCATGATCGGGCGCAGCTTGAAGCTCGGACCACGCAACAGCGCAACGACGCTCAGCGGGTCGAGTTTGTCCAGGCCGACGTGCAGCGCGCCGTCACGACTTTTGAAGAGCGCCTCGCCGCGAGCGATCCCGACTACCGGGCCAAAGCCGACGCCATTCGGCGGGCGACGCAAGCGCTGTTGTTCGAGCGCGGAGGCAGGATCAGTTCGGTGAAGGAGGCTTTGGACATTGTCCAGGCCGCGCACTCCGAAGTGACCTCGCAGTTCCGCCGCTTGATTCCGCAGCCGCGAGCGACAAGCCCATCCCCGAGCGGCCATTCGCAGCAACCCAATGCTCGCGCGGCCCCGAAATCCCTCATGGAAGCAGCCCTTGCTGGGCTTGAGACATCGAGGCGCAGCGCGGGCTAAAGCCAACGGGGCTCCCGCTCATGTCTTTCACTGGCAACGAGGTCCAGAACATCGCCAACGCGACCATGGACTTTTACCTCTTCAAAGGAGAGGAATTTCACCAGACCCTACAGAACCGACCCACCTACGAGGCGTTCAGCTCCAAGAAAAAGACGTTCCCCGGCGGCAAGGGGAGTATCTCGCTCGGCGTCAATGGCGCGTTCGGCGATGGCAGCGGTAACGACGTCGTCAAGGGCTACACCCACAACGACACCGTCGTCTTCTACACGCCCGCCAATATCAAGCGGGCCAATTATCCGTGGCGCGAGCATCACGTGGGCATCACCTTTACCCACACGGAACTCAAAATCGACGGCATTAGCGTCGTTGATCCTGGCTCCAACGGCACGTCGACGTCGAACCATTCGCAGCGCGAAATGACGGTTCTTGTCGGGCTCTTGCAGGATAAGCTGTTCGATCTGGGCGAGCAGTACGCGCGCGGCATGAACCTCTTGACGTTCGGCGACGGCACCGCCGATCCGAAGGCGATGGCCGGGCTCGGGCTCCTGGTCGCCGCCGACCCGAGTATAGGCGTGGTCGGCGGGCTTGACCGCGCCAACGCCTCTTACACGTGGTGGCGCAATCGCGCGCGCACCGCCGCGTTCGGGGCGAAGGTCACGGGCACGCCGGCGCTTGCGGCGTGGGGCGGCGACGCCATCACCTCCGACGTCGCGGACGGCGGCGCGCTTCTTCAGACGCTCCAATACGAGCGCCGCCAGCTCATCCGCTACGGCGGCAAGCCTGACTTGTTCGTCGCCGGCTCTTCCTTCATCGACGCGATGGAGAAGGAGATGAGGGCCAACGGCGTCTATACGATGAACGGGTTCTCGGGAACCCAAGACGGCGCCATGGGCAAGATGAACTTTGGCGGCCAAGAGGTTCAATACGACCCGACCCTCGACGACCTGGGGCTCGCCAAGCGCGCCTACTGGATCGACTCGTCGAACGTGTTCCTCGAAGCGATGGAGGAAGAGTGGATGCACACTCATACTCCCGCGCGCCCGGCGAACCAGTTCATCATGTACCGCTCGATGACGACCACGTGCCAGATGGTTGGAAGGCAGTTCAATTCCAGTTTAGTGATCGACATCAAGTGATCGAGTTCCGGCGGCCGGCTTTTTTTCCCTCCCCCTGCCTCGAAGAAAGTCGGACCTGATCGGAAGCCTTCTCAGGGGCTAAGACTTCCCCAAAAGCCCCTGGGAAGGTCAAACCAAGAGGAGAGTGTCTTTTATGCACTTTTGCACCGCGATCGTGTCCATCGCCGGCGACCACGACAACACTGTGCTGCGCGGGCATTTCAACCCCGTGTCCTGGCCCGAGACGGAGATTCTTCGCTTTGTTCACGGCGCTGATGCGGTCAGCGATGTCCGCGTTTTTGTTGATGTTCCCCAGACTTCCGCCGACGAGAAAGCGCGCCTGGTCTCGATCTACGGCGCCGAACCCGTGAAGGAGATTTTCCCCGGCAAGAACCCCCAAATGTCGATGACCGCCCCTGACGTGCGCGCGCTCGGCGGGATCAAGTGGAAGAACCCGCTCACGGCGCATGAGGAGACGACGGAGGGCGACCCGCCCGACCCGAAAGAGCCGAAGCCGGCCAAGAAGGGCCGCGCCGACCAAGCGGAGTTGACTTTCTGATGATGTACCCCGAGACCCTCGCGAACTGCCTCTATGCGCTGCGCGCCGAGACCGGCAATTCGCTGAGCGTGTCTCAGGGGCAGAACGTCATTGACACTTATAGGTATCTTCTCAAGCGCACCCAGATCGAGCTGTGGACCTCGTATTGGTGGCCGACGCTCAGGATTCGCGGCGGTGTCGCGATGGTCCCCGGTCAGTACATTTACGACTACCCTTCCGGATTTAGTTTCGATCAGGTGCGCGAGGCATGGGCCGGCGCGTCGACGTCGATCGCGCCTATCGCTTACGGGATCGGCGAAGACCTGATCGGAACGGGCGGGGTCAATTATCAAAGCGGCGATCCGCCGCAAGCCTGGATGGCGGAGGGCGAGCAGTTCCGCGTTTGGCCGACGCCTTTGTCCGCGAATGTCTACGGGGTCAGGTTCATCGGCATGCAGGCGGTCACGCCCTGGGCCAGCGACGACATCCTGTCCACGCTCGACGGCACGGCGATCATATTGTTCACTGCCGCCGAAATCCTCGCGCGCGCCAAGGCCGAAGACGCCGGCATCAAGCTCAAGAAGGCGCAGACCTATCTCAACTCGCTTCTGGGCAACGCCGTCAGCGCCAAACGCAAAGTTTCGACGTTCGGCGCGTTCGCGCAGAGGAGGGCGCCGACGCCGGGCCTCGACTACATCCCCATGTCCAACTGAGGGCGGGCGGCGACATCTATGAGTTATTTAATGATCGACAACTTCGCCGCCGGGCTGGACACCCGCAAAAGCGCGCTTACCAGCGCCGCCGGCACGCTCCAGCGCTTGAACAACGCCGTCATCACGCCCGGCGGCGAGATCGCCAAGCGCAAGGCGTTCGTCCTGGTCGCCAGTCTCGCCGGCACGTTCGGCCTCGCCGCCACCGAATCGGCGCTCTACGCCTTCACCCGCAACGCCCCGCTCACTCCGCCCTCATCGGGGGTGCCCGGCGTGAGCTTGATCTACCAGAACCTCCCGAACGCCGACCCGCAATTGACCCAGACCGACTTCGACACGTTCGACGGCGAGATTTACCTTGCGTGCGTCGACCCGACGCAGGCGTCGGGCCACGGCAATCCCCATTACTACAAAGGCGTGCTGACCGAGGGGAGCGACCATGGCTATTACGTTCGCACTTACGCGTCGAAGGTTTACAGCGTTGTCGGCAAGAACCTGTTCTTTTCCGCCGGCAACGACGCGACCAACTGGACGACCGGGACCGGCGCGGGCTTCAACAACCTTTCGAGGCAGGACGCCGACGGCGAGAACTTGACGTCGCTGGAAATCTACTACGACAAGCTCTCGATCTTTTCGTCCGAGGCGACGCAGCTTTGGAGCGTCGACCCCGACCCGCTTCAGAACGTGCTCGATCAGGTGCTGCGCGGCGCGGGCAGCACGTCGCCCCTGTCCACGCAGCAATATGGTTCGGGCGACGTGCTCTATCTCGCGCAAAGCGGGATCCGCTCGGTTCGCGCGCGCGACGCCTCGAACGCCGCCGCCGTCAGCGACATCGGTTCGCCGATCGACGGGTTGATTCAAGACGTCTGGTCGCTGAAAGGCTCCACCTATTTCAACTCGGCGGTGGCGCTTCTGGAGCCGATCGTCGGGCGCTTCTGGATGGTCTTCCCCGCCGAGATTTTCGTCCTGTCGCAGTTTCCGGGGCCGAGGATCACCGCCTGGGCGCGTTACACGGTGCCGTTCAACATCAATTACGCGGTCACGTGCGGCGGTCATGTTTTCCTGCGCTCGGGCGACAACCTTTATTGCTACGGCGGCCCCAACGGCGTCACCTACGACAATTGCGGGGTCGAGGTGAGACTGCCCTACCACGACATGGGCAAGCCGGGGACCAACAAGATTTACTCGGCTCTGGATGCGACGGTTTCGGGGGCGTGGACGGTCAAGAACTCGTTCGACTACGGGAACCCCGACGACGAGGAGACGGTGGCGG